CACCAGAACAACTTTGAGGATGGAATTAAGTCAATGCGCCGTGTGTTAATGGATGATGCTATTTCTATTCGTTCTACAGTAGTTACACGAGGTAGTACAACCTCTTTTAGTGGCGGGTACTAATGGCTGACAATGTACGATCCTTTTTGGCTCCTTGTGCGGGTGGGTTGGTTAATAACCAAGACTACATTACACAGGCGTCACAAATGCCGGGATCAGCTATCCGTATGATTAACTATGAGCCAGCTATTGAAGGCGGCTATAGACGTATTAGCGGTTACAGCAACAGCTATGGCACCGTCCCAGGCCTAGATGGATCAGCAGTACTTGGTGTATCAGTATTCAATGGTTTAAATGATGGTATCTTTGCTTGTCGTAAGCCTGCTAGTGGTAACAACTACTTTCACTACTGGAGTAACTCAGCTTCTGCTTGGGTAACCCCAAGTACGGCTGGCTCTCCTACTATGGTAGGCGTTAATAAAGTACGCTTTGAGAAGTTTAACTGGGGTACACCTAAGCTTATTCTTACTGATGGCGTTAACCCTGCAGCCTCGTGGAATGGTACAACATACACTCCGCTAAATAGTACAGAAGCCCCCAGCGCCCCTAAGTTCTGTGAGACTTTCTCTAATCACCTCTTCCTTGCTGGTGACCCTAGTGAACCTAACATGCTGTACTTCTCTGCTCCACTGGATGAGACAGACTTTACTCCAGCAGGCGGCGCAGGTGTAATTAACGTAGGGTTTGACATTGTTACTATTAAGTCTTTCCGTGATCAGCTTTACATCTTTGGTGTCAACAACATCAAAAGACTAAACGGTAATAGTATTGCTGACTTTGTACTGTCTGACGTAACTAAAAACCTAGGCTGTGTATCTTCTGATGCAGTAGTAGAGTTTAACGGAGACATTCTCTTCTTAGGGCCAGATGGTATTAGACCCGTTACAGCTACAGAACGTATTGGTGATATTGAACTTGGTACTCTGTCTAAGCCTGTACAGTCTATCTTTGAGGCTTACTCTCGCAATGAAGACCTAGACAGTATTACTATGATGGTAGTAAATAGAAAGTCTCAGTTTAGATTGTTTTTCTCTAATGCTGAATCTCTGGGTCTTATTGGTTCTCTACGTAGAGCAGGACAACAGGGTTTAGGATTTGAGTACTCTCAGCTTGTAGGTGTAGAAGTATCATGTGGTGATACAGGTTACATAGACACAGAAGAGTTTGTTATTCACGGCGATTCTACAGGCAAAGTACACAGACAAGAAACAGGTACATCTTTTAATACAGAGCCTATCTTCTCTTTGTACCAGACGCCTTACGTATATATGGATGATCCTATCGTAAGGAAAATCTTCTACGATGTACACACGTATATGAGATCAGAAGGTGAAGTCACAGTAAATATTGGTGTTGAGTATGACTACGGAGATAGTGACGTACTAATACCTTTTAACTTCGGGTTTACAACTGCGGGTGCAGCTTCCTACTGGGGTATTGCATCGTATGACACCAGTGATATTTATGATGGTAACCCTAGCCCAGTAAGAAAAACAAACCTCAACGGCTCAGGCAGTTCTATATCCCTGACCTACGTTACAACAGAAGACCAACCAAGCCATACAATACAATCTTATGTTGTATCCTATGCGCTTGCAGACAGGAGATAATTAAGATATGTCAGGTTACACACGCCAATCCGTAGCGGATATTGTACCTACAGCTGTTGTACGGTCTGCACCCGTTAACGCTGAGTTTAATACTATTAGGGATGCCTTTGCTGCATCTACAGGTCACAAGCATGATGGCGGTACAGGAGAGGGTGGCTATGTCCCTCTAATTGCTGACTCAGACGGTAAGAATAAAGTTGTAGTCGATACAACCACTAATACTATTGATTTCTATGTTGAAATATCAAGTGTGCCTGTAGAGCAAATTAGTATTCGTGATGGTGTTCTTGTTCCTATCACAGATAACGACATTGATCTAGGTGCTGTTGGTTCAGAGTTTAAAGACTTATATATTGACGGTATTGGCTACATTGATACACTTGCAGTACACGAGAATGCTACAGTAGCTGGAACACTGAATGTTACTGGTGTCATTACAGCCCCTGCAGGTGTTGTTGCTAGTATCACGGGTAACGTCACAGGTAATCTCACAGGTGATGTAACTGGTGACTTGACTGGTGATGTAACCTCTACAGGTACTTCTACCTTTACTACAGTAGATATTAACGGTGGTAACATTGACGGTACTGTTATTGGTGCTACTACTCCAGCCGCTGCTGACTTCACTACAATGGACACTACAGGTAACGCATCTGTAGGTGGTACGTTTGGTGTAACTGGCACATCTACCTTCACAGGTGCTATGTCTGCAGGTAGCCTTACAACTACAGGTAACTCCACCCACGCTACTGTAGACATTAACGGCGGTGTTATTGATGGCACAATCATTGGTGCTTCTAGTGCTGCTGCTGGTAGCTTTACAACTGTATCGACATCTGGACAAGCCACACTGGCAACTGCTGACATTAATGGCGGTACTATTGATGGTTCAGTTATTGGTGGTGCAACTCCACAGGCTGTGACAGGTACAACCATAACAGCTAACACAGGCTTTGCTGGTGCGCTTACAGGTAACGTCACAGGTAACGTAACGGGAAATCTTACAGGCGATGTAACTGGAGATGTAACAGGTGATCTGACTGGGAATGTTACTGCAGCTAGTGGTACTTCCTCATTTACAGATGTGACCATCAACGGCACACTAAATATGAATGCTGGTACGACTGCTACCATCACCAATCTTTCTGCCCCCACAAACGCCAATGATGCAGCACGAAAGGTAGACGTTGATAACGCTGTAGCTAACCTTGTAGATAGCGCCCCCGGTACACTGGACACGTTGAATGAGTTAGCGGCTGCGCTGGGCGATGATGCAGACTTTGCCAACACAATTACAACTAGCATAGCAACCAAGTTACCACTAGCAGGTGGAACCATGTCGGGTGCTATTGCTATGGGTACATCTAAGATTACTGGTCTAGGTAATCCAACTGCAGCACAAGACGCAGTAAGTAAGAGTTATTCTGACACACAGGATGCTACTAAGCTGAACCTGTCTGGTGGTACGATGACAGGTAACATTGTACTGGGCGCTAACAAGGCTACCTCTACTGCTACACCCTCCGCTGCAGATGATCTGACACGCAAAGGTTACGTTGATAGCATCCTTGGTTCAGCTACGAGTGCCGCTACAAGTGCTTCTGCCGCTGCTACATCAGCCAGTAGTGCCGCTACAAGTGAAACTAACGCAGGTAACTCTGCCGCTGCAGCCGCTGCATCTTATGACAACTTCGATGATCGTTACCTTGGTGCTAAGTCTTCTGCTCCATCTGTAGATAACGATGGCGATGCACTTGTAACTGGTGCTTTGTATTGGAACTCTACAAGCGATGAACTGTACGTTTGGGATGGCAGCAACTGGCAACAGGGTAGCTTCACTGCAGGTTCACTCTTAGCGAATGTACTTGAAGACACTACTCCTCAGCTTGGTGGTGACCTAGACCTTAATGGTTCTGACATTACAGGTACTGGTGCTATTGATATTACTGGTACAGTCTCTGCAGGTGCAGTTACTTACACTGCTACAGATGGTACAGCAGGTCAGTTCTTGCAGACGGATGGTTCAGGCAACACTACCTTTGCATCTGTAGCAGCCCCTAGCATTAATAACCTAAGCGATGGTTACTCTGATACTTTCTCTATTGGGCTTGGTAGCGGGGCGCTGCAGTTTGATGATGGTGGTAACTTTAGTATAGGTGTTGGCAAGAACGCCTTGCGGCGGAATGCGAGTGGTACATCGAATGTAGCTATAGGCTATGAGTCTATGGAAGGCGTAAGTGGGAATAGTCATAGCAGCAACACAGCTATTGGCTATCAGTCTGGCTTCAGCGTCACTACAGGTGGCAACAACTTCTTTGGCGGCAAGCAAGCTGGGTTCAATAATACTACGGGCCACAGAAACTTCTTCGGCGGTTCTCTAGCTGGTTACAGTAATACAGGAGGTGCTTATAACGTAGCTATTGGCGACACGGCGTTGTATCGTGTCACAACAGGTTCTACTAACGTAGCCATCGGCTCTGCGGCTCTCTATAACATGACTACAGGCACCTACAATCTTGGGATGATTAATGGGCTAAACTCAGTTACTACGGGTAGTAACAACATTGGCATAGGTAAAGACGCAGGAGACAAACTAACTACTCCAGATGGTAACGTGGCTATAGGCAAAGAGGCATTAAAATATAGCGTAACAGGTACGGCTACTGTAGCACTGGGCGAAGGCGCTCTTCGTGGCGCTATTGGTAACTCCCACAGCAGCAATACTGCCATTGGTTATCAAGCTGGTAAGGATATTACTACAGGGGGCGAGAACTTCTTTGGTGGGTATCAAGCTGGGTACGCTAATACTACAGGCATTAATAATACCTTTACGGGGTATTCGGCTGGTAGAGCCAACACTACAGGCGCTGACAATACTGCTATTGGTTGGAATGCTCTATCGTCAAACATTGCTGGAGGTCAAAACGTAGCTTTAGGCGACAGCGCAGGTAGGTTCACTAGCAACTCTTACAATAGTGTGTTTGTCGGTCACGGTGCGGGTAGTAACTTAACTTCAACCTATACTTACAACAACATTATTATGGGGTATAGTGCGCAGCCTTCTAGTACCTCAGCCACAAACGAAATCACGCTGGGCAACAACAGCATCACAGCCTTCCGCATACCGGGCCTTAACATTAGTGCTGCATCCAACAGCTTCACTATCAACGGTTGGACGATCACCGAAAGCGGTGGGTCTCTGTACTTCGCTACAGGCGGCTCAAACAAGATGAAACTAGACGCAAGCGGCAACTTGGATGTTGTAGGTAACGTCAACTCTAACGCAACCATTAGCTAATAGGAGCATCCGAGGATGGCTATAAAAATTGCAGGCACTACAGTAGTAGATGACTCACGAGGTCTTACTAACATTGCAACAGTAGACGCAACTACAGCGGCTGCTATTAGTGCTGCAGGTGTTGGTGGTGGTGGGGAGCATGACTTTGTTGCTAGTGGTGCTATAACTAATGGTGATGTAGTCGGTTTAAATGCTGATGGTACTGTTAGTGTAGTTGCTGAAACAAATGTTCCAGATTCTGCTGGTTCTGCTGTTGTATTTGAGAGTGCTAGTGTTGTCCATACTTCAGCTACCTATGACTCTATTAATAAAAAAGTTATCATAGTTTATAGGGATGGAGGCAATTCTTATTATGGTACAGCAGTAGTTGGAACTGTATCTGAAAGCACTATTAGCTTTGGGACACCTGTTGTATTTGAGAGTGCTAATTCCCTCTTTAATTCAGCAGTATATGACGCTAATGCTCAGAAGGTTGTTATTGCTTATAGGGATGGAGGCAATTCTTATTATGGCACAGCTATTGTGGGTACAGTAAGTGGAACGTCTATTTCCTTTGGTTCCCCTACTGTATTTGAGAGCGCTAGGACTGATTTTATCTCAATCGTATATGACGCTAACGCTCAGAAAGTTGTCATAGCGTATCAAGATGACGGGAATTCAAGCTACGGTACAGCTATTGTGGGTACAGTAAGTGGAACGTCTATTTCCTTTGGTAGTGCAGCTGTATTTGAGAGTGCGGATACGCCCAATATATCAGCTACTTTTGACTCTACTACTCAGAAAGTTGTCATAGCCTATACTGATGCAGGCAACTCCTACCACGGCACTGCTATTGTAGGAACGGTGAGTGGAACATCTATTTCCTTTGGTAGCGCTGTTGTATTTGAGAATTCTGAAACTAGCAGTTACATTTCAGCAGTATACGATGATAATGCTCAGAAGGTTGTTATTGCTTATAGGAATGACGGGAATTCAAGCTACGGTACTGCTGTTGTTGGTACAGTATCAGGCACATCTATAAGTTTCGGTACTCCTGTAGTATTTGATGGAGGTACAAACGCATTTTATGTTGCAGCTGCCTATAATGCCGATGCCCAGAGTGTTGTTATAGCTTATAAGGATACTGGAAACAATAACTACGGCACTGCTATTGTAGGAACGGTGAGCGGAAGCTCTATTAGCTTTGGGTCTCCTGTTGTTGTTGTTGGTAGTAATTTTAGTTACATTTCAGCAGTATATGACGCTAATGCTCAGAAGGTTGTTATTGCTTATGAGGATGAAAGTAACTCAAGCTACGGTACTGCTGTCGTATTCACAAACGCCTATACTTCAACCAACGCCTCATCCTACATAGGCGTAGCAGCGGAGGACATCTCAGATACAGCTACTGGTGCTGTCACTATTGATGGTGGTGTTAATGAGCAGACTGTAAATAGTTATGATCTAGCTAATGCTAGTTATGATAGTGTTAGCTTCAGTGTGTCGGCTCAAGAAGGTAATCCAAAGAGTATTTCTTTTAAGCCTGACGGAACCAAAATGTTTGTTGTAGGTGCAACTGGGTCAGATATTAACGAGTACAATCTATCTTCTGCGTGGGATGTTTCTAGTAGTTCTTATGTTCAGAACTTCAGTGTTTCTGCTCAGATTGGTCAGGTAGGCGGTGCAGTTTTCAAACCAGATGGTACTAAAGTGTACATCACAGATATTAACGGTGATGATGTAAATGAGTATGATCTAAGCACAGCTTGGGACATTTCCACTGCATCTTACACTCAAAACTTTAGTATTGCTTCACAGGGTACAGCACCTTGGTCTGTATTTTTTAAGACTGATGGTACTAAGATGTATTTTATAGATAGTACTAACGATGTTTATGAATACAATCTAAGCACGGCTTGGAATATATCAACAGCCTCTTATGTGCAAGGTTTGGATGTTAGCAGTGTACTTAGTTTTTCTACATGTCTGTTTTTTACTCCTGACGGAACCAAAATGTTTCTTGCAGGTCAATCTTTCAGAAATGTAAGTGAGTACAATTTAAGCACAGCTTGGGATATTTCCACTGCATCTTACATTCGCAATTTTAATGTTATCTCTCAAGAATTCTATCCAAACGCTTTAACCTTTGGTAACAACGGCACTAAAATGTATGTAGTAGGTTCCCAAACAGACACCATCTACCAATACTCCACAGGCACATTCGGTGGTTACACTATTAACGTTTCACAGTTTGTAGCAGATGACGGAAGCCTTACCACAACCAATAATGGACGCAAGATTGCAAGAAGTATTTCCACAACAGAGTTACTAATCGACAGCGCAATGACTGGTGATGAGACAAACGAATATCTTGGCTCTCTGGTATAAGGTGGTACTCTAATGGCTATAAAGATTGCAGGTACTACAGTAGTAGATAATAGCAGAGGCTTAACTAACATTGCCACTGTTGATGCAACAACTGCAACAGCTATAGGTAATGCTGGCGTAGGAGGTGGAGGTACACACGACTTTGTAGCTAGTGGTGCTATAGCTAATGGCGATGTAGTGGGTTTAAATGCTGATGGTACTGTTAGTGTAGTGTCTCCTAGTGGGGTTGCTTCAGCCTTGGGGTCAGAGACAGTTTTTTCAACCGCTACCACATCTAATTTCTCGGCTACTTTTGATAGTAATTCTAATAAGATTGTCGTTGTTTATCGTGTTAGCGGAACTAGCCTAGCTGTAGTTGGAACTGTATCAGGGACAACAATATCGTTTGGCTCTCCTGTTGTTTTTGATAGTAATCCTCTAGTGTATCCTTCTATTGTATTTGATAGCAGTGCTAATAAAATTGTTGTAGCTTGGAAAGATTCTAACAATAATTACGGAACTGCTATAGTAGGAACGGTAAGTGGTACTTCTATTAGTTTCGGTACAAAGGTAGTATTTGAAAGCGCCAGCACAGGTTATATATCCGCTACTTATGATGTAAACTCTAATAAAGTTGTAATAGCTTATTCAGATTTAGCTAACTCATTTTACGGTACGGCTATAGTAGGAACTGTAAGTGGTACTTCTATTAGTTTTGGTAGCCCTACTGTTTTCAATGCGGGTCAAACAGTACTTTGTGAAGCTGCTTATGATAGCTATAGTAATAAAGTAATTATAGCATACAGAGATAATGGTAACTCTAGTTATGGTACTGCTATAGTAGGAACGGTAAGTGGTACTTCTATTAGTTTTGGGTCTGAGGTAGTATTTGAAAGCTCTTTTATAAGTAGTATATCCTCTACTTTTGATAGTAAAAACAATAAGGTTGTCATCTGTTACAACGCTTCTAGCTTGGGCAAGGCTATCGTTGGTGAAGTTAGTGGTACATCTATAACTTTTGGTAGTGCCGACACTTTTAGAAGTGCATCAGCAGGAGAGATTTCGGTTACGTTTGACTCAAGTTCTAACAAAGTAGTTATTTCTTACGACTACAACTACGATGGATTTATAGTAGCAGGAACGGTAAGCGGTACATCTATCACATTTGATGCAGCGGAAACTTACACGTTAGGACGAAGCCAAGAGACTTCAACTACTTTTGATAGCAACTCAAATAGGGTGGTTACTTTTTTTAGGGCGCAGAATAATTCAGACTATGGTACATCTGTGGTCTATAAACCTTCTTCAACCAACGCCTCTAACTACATCGGCATAGCAGACGGAGCTACCTCTAACTCAGCTACAGGTAAGATCACTATCAATGGTGGTGTTAACGAAGGGCAGTCAAGCCTAGCTGTAGGCACAACCTACTACGTTGCTGACAACGGTGACCTACAAACAACTAACAACGGACGCAAGATAGGCAAAGCTATCAGTGCATCAGAATTACAAGTCAAAACTAAACTCACGGGTAGTGAGATGAACGAATACTTAGGAGGTTTGGTCTAATGAAAAAGACTATAGTAGAAACAGCGACAGGCTTATCAAAGTATATCTTTGAGGATGCAGCAGAAATAGTGATGTCTCCTGATAACATTGTTACGCCTGACTTCATTATCGGTGACTTGAATGCTGTTAATGCAACGCTGCATGAGAACGTAACACCACCAGAAGACTGGCAGGGTAATCGTTACACCTTTGATGGTACTACATGGGAAGTTAATCCTGACTGGGTAGACCCTGCGACACTTGAAGATGAGGGCGAGTAATGGCTTTATTAACTGAATTAATTGCGTCTAATTCTACGGCGTTGACTAGTGCGGGTAAAATTGAACTTACCACTTCTGAGGATGTTGTTGAGGGTGATACTCTATCCTTCAATTTCAATACGGGTAAGGTTGAGAAAACTACTAGAATAGGTGGTTCTCGTGAAATATTTCATTCTGATGTGGGGTTTACATATAGGCTGTATGAAGTCCTCTACATACCAGAAATAGATAAAACAGCATTTTTGATGTATAACGCTACCAGCAACAACATGGGCGTTATGTTGGCAACTCAAAACGCAAGCACAGGTGCGTACACTTTTGGTAGTTATCATTACCTGAGCAGCGGTAATTACGATGGGACAACACTTGCTTACGATAGTAATGTAAACAGACTTTTAGCTTTTTATCGTACAAACAGCACACTTAGCTGTAGGTCGTGTTCTATAAGTGGAACGACACTGACAACAGCAAGCACCGCCACTATCGACACTAGTGTCAGTATGGGTCCCGCATATAAGCTAGCAGCTTACCATAACGCATCTGATAATTACACATATATTATGTACGATCAAAGCAACGGTTATGCCGTTACGAGGGTAGGAACTATTGGAGCTTCATCTCAATCTTGGTCAGGTGCTGACGGACACTCCAGCAATAGATTTGGTAATAACTATCCAAATGCGTTTGCTATAACCAGTGTAGGAAGTACCGTAATATTTCACTGGTCAAAAAGTGGTAAAAGGGCTGTAGCTGGTCAATGGAATGGAGGTTCTTGGACTTGGGGCAGTGAAACTTTTTTAACCACTGACCAGTCTGCCAACAACGGCCCGGCAATGGCCTTTAGGCTTAGTGGCACAGGCACCTCCAACGATGCGGCATATCTTGCAAAGTATGGAAACAATACTGGTGTATTTCAGTACACTGTGAGTGGAACCACAATATCACCTGCTAACGAGTACGGCGTACATTCTAATTCTGGCGAGGGTTGTGTTGGAGGGTATGACCCATCTAATAATAAATATTACTCATTTACTGAGTATAATAATAACGGCGTGTTGGCTTATAATAAAACAGCAAGTAGCACTTGGCTGGGTAATTTTGAAGATATAGTATATACCAATAACTCCAGTAATATAACGTGCGGAAGCCTTAACACACAGACAGGTTTTTTTACCGTTGGGAATGATACCAATATGGAGGCTTACTCGCATAGGCCAATTGAAGATAACTACAAGACTTTTATAGGTGTTGCAGCCGAGGCGGCATCTGCAAACACTGCGGTAAAAATAAACAACGCTGGAACTATTGCAACGGGTCTCTCGGGACTAACGCCGACTACGGCTTATCGGATTAAGTTTGATGGAACCTTTGAGTACGACACCAGTTTTGCATATGGCTTATTAAATAGCACCAATAGAGCAAGGATAACTGGTATTGCACTAACGTCTACTACAATGTTAATGTTAAATGACTTTTTGACTAACCCCTAATGACCAACGAAATTAGTCAAAAAGGAGAAAGAAACGATGGAAAACATTAAACTTCCTATTGCTCTTGTTGCAGCTATGGCTGTACAGCTTGCGGGTGGAGTATGGTGGGTGTCTCAACAGGCATCTACTATTGCAGGCTTAGAGGAGACTGTCAGTCAGCTTGGCTCACGTATGGCTATTGAGGACAACATTAACCTCAAGCGTGACGTTGAAAGCAATGGCGTAGAGATACAATACGTATGGGATGATGTAGAGGAGCTATGGGATGAGCTTGCCTCTATGACATTAGCTATCAATGAGATCAATAAACTCAAGCAACGCATAGCCGTTATGGAAAGTGAGCTTCGGTACATCAACCGTGACCATAGAGATATGGCAAAGTAAGATGATTGAAGTATTAGCTCTTGCAAGCGCAGTCAGTACAGTCGCTAATAGTATCAGTAGTGCAGTAAAGGCGGGTAAAGATGTAAACAGTCTTATGCCTGCTTTTGGTAAGCTTGCTAATCTTGAGGCAGAGATTGGTGTTGCAGAGAAGGGTAGACACAAAGGACCACTAGGCCGTTTAACATCTACAGAAGAAGAAGGCTTTGCAATTGCTCAAGCAAAGATGAAGCACAAAGAAGTTACGGATGAACTCCGATCTATATGCCAGTTGTACGGACCACCGGGTATGTGGGAGAGTGTAGTACATGAGCAAGCAAGAGCACGTAAGAGACGCAAGGATGCCCTTGAAGCTGAGGCTGCAAAGAGAGATAAGATCTTCTATGCACTTACAATAGTAGCCGCTATTGTTGTCTTTGCATTAGGTAGTGCAGGTCTAATCTGGGGCGCTGCAATACTAGCTCAAGAAGTAAGGTAGACTACACTAAGGCTTGACAAGTAAGCTAAAAACTGTTATAACTTAACAATCCTCTACTCAATAAATAGGTACTAAAGAGCATGGGTCAAACAACAATCACAAATGAAGAACTTGAAGCTATGCTTGATCGTGCGGCCCGTAAGGGTGCGAAGGAGGCATTGGCTTCTATTGGCTTGCTTGATGACTCTGCACAGAGAGACATAACTGAGATGCGCAGCCTGCTTGAGGCTTGGCGTGATACTCGTAAGTCTATCTGGAACACAGTAACTAAAGTAATGACAGTCTCTATACTCACCTTTATTGCAGGTGCAGTATGGATGAACTTAGATAAGTAAGGGTAAAGTATAATGGCAAGCATAGAAGACATCAAAGCTTTAGCAGACTTAGTATTTATATCCCAGAACACGGGTGTAGCAACAGCAGATCTGGACGCCGCATATCAGGCTGTAGGCCTGGAAACCAGCCAAGAAAACTCTTTTGCCTTTGTAGCAGCTAATGACCTACTAGCAGAGAATGGCTACAACGTAGGGGATAACAAGACTTTCTATGGAGGTAATACCCCTGAGGACGTTGGGGCCACATTGCTTTACGATAGATGGCAAGATGCACCTACTCAAGAAGAACTTGTAGAAGCAGGTCTTGATGAAATAGTTGTAACGAATAGTAGCGCAGGATCAAATGCTTGGCTTACTCAAGAGCTTGCAACTTTAGGCATTGATGCCTCTACAACAAGTGCTATAACAGGTAAAACTATAGAGCAAGCGGCTCAAGATAAAGTCAACACTGCTGCACTAGTAGCAACTAACCCTTACTGGGAACCTATTATAGAAAACGCAGGTTCCTTTGATGCAGCCGAGCTTGATATATTTGAGTGGGGTGACTTACCTAAAAAGAAAAAGCCTATAGTCCCTACACCTACTACACCTACTGCGCCTGCTGTAACCTCTTCGTCTAACACAGACATACTTAACTTAGGTCAAGGCGAGGTAGCTCCTGTACAAGCTGTACCTCAAGTAGTAACACAACAGGTAACACCTCCTAGCTACTACAACCAGCCTCAAATATCAGCAAATACATCTATCAGCAACGAAGAGGCAGGTACATTTAGTAAGCCTCTTCAGACTGCAGGCCTTAGCGCTGTACCTACTACTGCTACATATAAGACACACTACGCTGGTACACCTGGCTTGGTAGACCCTACTCTTGTAGCTCCAGTAGGCGGTGGCGTACAGCAAGTTATCTACGGTAATAACTTAGGACAGCAGCAAGTGGTAACTGAAGTAAATGGTAGCCCTACCACCTACGTACCGCCGGGGTTTGTTCGTAAGGGTACTCCTCAAGAAGTAGCACAAAAAGAAGCTACTGGCATGGCCCAAGGCGGTACTGTACGTGGTTATGCTGAGGGTGGGGATGTAGCACTAATCAAGCTAGCTCAAATGAATGGTATGCAAGGCGATGACATAGATACTGCACGTGCGTTTATGAATGCTTCAGAGGGACTACGTAACAAAGTCAAAGCTATGGGTGCTCTTATGGGAGGTGCTAAGGAGCCAGAGCCTGTATACGCTAGTGATGGTACATTTATAGAGGATCAAGCCCAGCGCACTCAGAACTTGATTACCCAGACTATGCAACCTACTCAAGCGCCTGTGTCCTACATTCAGCCAGTAGCTGCAGACTTTGTACCCGTAGACGCTGGACAAGCTACTCCTATTGCACCCTACGCAGAGGCAGCTACAGTTGGTACTGTACAACAAGCCAACCAACAAGTCACCCCTGTAGCACAGACCTACGATTTCACCCCAGCTTACTCACAGGTACAGGCTCAGACAGCTGGACTACAGCCTGCACAGGGTACAGTGTCTGCTCCCGCACAGGTAGCTGCACAACAACAAACTACTACAGCATTAACTGGTATGCAAGGCGCACAGGGTACAGCTACTGACGTTGTAGCCCCTGCGCCCAGAGAGATGCAGACAGGTGAACTCATTGACCCTGTAGCTGATGCGTCTAGTGCTGCTGCCTTTACTGAGCAAGTACAAGCTGCAACTGCAACGCCCAGCGCACAGGCTACTGTAGCAGGTCAACTAGAAGGTCTTATGCAGCAGTTCGAGGGTGGTGAAACACCTGCATGGGCTGCAGGCTCTATGCGTACAGCTATGGCTACACTCTCTGCTCGTGGCTTAGGTGCGTCTAGCCTTGCTGGTCAGGCTGTTATCCAAGCTACAATGGAAGCTGCACTACCTATCGCTCAGATGGACGCACAAGTACAGGCTCAGTTTGAGTCCCAGAACTTGACAAACCGTCAGCAACGTGCTATGCTCTCTGCACAACAACGTGCTACTTTCCTTGGCATGGAGTTTGACCAAGGCTTCCAAGCTCGTGTACAGAACTCAGCACGTATCGGTGACATAGCTAACATGAACTTCTCAGCGGAGCAGAACATAGCTCTTGAGAATGCACGTGCAGCTAACACGATGAACCTTAACAACCTGTCCAACCGTCAAGCTATGGTGATGGCTGAGGCTGCAGCTTTGTCTAACTTAGATATGGCTAACCTCAACAACCGTCAACAGGCTGCAGTACAGAACGCTCAAAGCTTCCTACAGATGGACATGGCTAACCTGTCTAACGAACAACAGACAGCTATCTTTAAGACGCAGCAGAACGTACAGGCTTTGTTCACAGATCAGGCTGCAGAGAACGCCGCTGCACAGTTCAACGCTACAAGCCAGAACCAGACAGATCAGTACTTTGCTAACCTACGTAGTCAGACTTCACAGTTCAACGCCTCACAGCAGAACGCTATGGATCAATTCAATGTTAACTCTGTGAATGCACTGCGTGAGTTTAACTCTGAGATCCAGCAACAGCGTGACTTGTTTAACGCACAGAATGGTCTACTCATTGCTCAATCAAATGCACAGTGGCGTCAGACTCTATCTACAGCCAACACTGCAGCGCAGAACGAAAGCAATATGAACTTCGCTAAGACTATTAATGCTTTGACTGCTACTAACCTGGACGCATACTGGCAGAGAGAGCGTGACGTTATGAGCTTCGCTTATGCGTCTGGCGAGAGTGCAGCAGATCGCATGGCTACTGTGCTAGTTGAAGAGCTAAAAGCTGACGCACAGGCAGCATATGCAGATGCCCAAGGACAAGGCGGCTTGTTTGCTACCCTTCTTAAAGGTGGTTTGAACTATATGAGTGCCTCTGCTGGCAAAGGTATCATATTAAACTAATTAAGAAAGAAAAGACATGGCAGAGATTAGCTTAGCAGATGAGATTGTAGCACGAGCTACAGATATACCTAGCATAGGTGGACGTAGTAAGAGCGCTAGTGGTATCATGTCTCGTAAGGTCATTGATGCTGGCTCTGAGGACTACGACATAGAAAGCTACATTGGTGACTATCTAAATACTATACGTGAAGAGCGTACTCCTATGTCGTTTGATGCTTATGATGCTGAGGATATTGATGCACGGGTAGATGCTATGGATGCACAGGCTCAGAGTGGAGCTATGTCTGAGCTTACCAGTGGTACTTACTATCAAGAGAATGGCGCAATAGCACAGGGTAGCTATTACGATGTAGCTACACGTCTGTCTGGTGACCTTATGAATGACTTTGATCTAACTAAAGAACAGGCAGCAGGTCTTGTGGGTAACCTGGCGTATGAGACTGGTAACTTTAAGTACGCTCAAGAGATTACACCAACAGTAGAGGGTAGCCGTGGCGGGTATGGTATAGCTCAATGGACTGGACCTAGACGGAAAGCTTTTGAAAGCTGGGCAACTAGTCAAGGCTTAGACCTCTCTTCTTATGAAGCTAACTACGGGTATCTTAAAAAGGAATTAAGTAGTAAGGATGCTGTCATTGGTGACATTGGCATGAACACTATCGCTAAACTAAAAGAAGCAGGTACTGTTGAAGACGCCACAGAGCTTGTCAGTGAGTACTACTTACGTCCTGGGAAGCCCAATATAAATAAGCGGTTGAGTAGTGCTGCAGGCGTATACAGTCTATTATAAGATAAGGTAACACACAATGTCTCAATTATTAAACGCCCCTATAGCAGGTCAATCCCTTACGGACACACCCAAGAACTACCCTTGGGAGCGTCCCGCTGAGATCTCTGACCCACGTGAGGCTATCAAGTTCCACATGGAAGGGTTAAGCTCCCCTGAGGCTCTCGACAATATAGTAGAGCTTATCCAAGTAGGTGTTCCTCTTCGTGCTCTATCTAAGACAGTATTAACTACTGCACAGATGGAGGGTATTCATTCTGTAGATGTTAGTCTTATTATTGGTGATGTCATCTACGAAGAGCTAGTATCTATCGCTGAAGAGGCTGGCTTAGACTACACGACAGGCGATGAACCCTCTGAGTTTGAGATGCAAGAGAAAGAAGATAAACAAGTCCTCGCTCTATTACGTAAGAAGTTAGATGCTGTAGAGCCAGGGTCAGAAGCTGACGATGCAGGCGTAGAGACTATGCGTCAAGTAGAAGACATGCTGTCTGAGCCTCAAGACGAAGAACAACAAGACACAGAAGAAATGCCTATGATGGAAGCTCCCGTTGAGGAAGCACCACGTGGCTTGATGGCAAGGGGTTAATACTATGGCAGCAGGATTTATGGCAGGCTTCGGCGCTACGATGTCTAAGCTAATTGAAGAAGATCGTCAGTACTACAGGGCTAAAGCGGAGAAACGTAAGGACTACTTGCAAACCTATGGTACAAAGGCTGTAGTAGACATTGAAGGTAAAGCAAATGATGCGCTAGCTGTAGCTAATCAGCTTCAAGACTTTGGTTTCTCTAAGGGGTTTGTAACTGGTATCACTAACAAGAGTGGCGTTAGAGGTATGTATGACTTCGCTCAGAATGTACTTAAGCGTACAGATCTAACGCCTGATGACATTAAAGAACTTGAAACCTCTGCCCTAGACTTTGTAAGTGATAACCCAGAGGAAGACTTAGAGACTGTGATTAATCGTGCGTATGGTCTTTACAAGTCTGAGTCAGATCCAGTTAAACGTAAGACGGGCATGTTGGGTGCTATGCTAGGCTTAGATGCTCAGGCTCTGGAAGACCAAGTTATTAATGCTGACTATTATGGTGGCTACAGTGGTCAAGACTTAATTCGTATTGCCGCTAGCTCTGGACCTAAGGCAGGTAAACCTTTAGGTATTAAGCTACCACCTAAGCCTCTTAGCCCTACTGAGTACGGTCAGGTAAACAAGCTTGTAAACAGTACGTTTGATAACGCCATTGCGAGGCAGATAGATGAGCTAGGTGTGCTTGTAAAGCAAGGTGGGCCTGAGGTACAGAAGGTAATGGAAGAGCTAACGAAACTTCAGGATATTCAGAAGCTAGCAAAGTCAGACCCTAATTCGGCTATAAATACCTACCTTAAAGATTATGATACTAACGGAGAGTTCTTATCCTATCTACAGGGGCTTGAGAGTAATGGCCTTGGTAGGGTAAGTAGAAACTTCTTACTGGGTAAAGAAGTCATTGCTACCTTCAAGACACTATCTGGTGATCGGGCAGACGATGCCTCATTAGAAGGTAGGGGTGTGGAAATACCCACATTAAATACTACACCTCGTGGTAGCGAAGTTAATACTGTAGTAACTCCAATAACCTATACACAGGCCTCTGTACAAAAAGCTGTAGAAAACGGTGATATAAAAGTAGGCGATACTATTGCAGTTGATGGTAAAGAAATTGTAGTTAAACAAGGCTTTATTGATACTTATACTAAGGCTACACCTCCAGTAGATCCAGAACCTAAAGTAGACGCAGAGGCCGCAAGAATTGACGAAATCCGTGAACGACAACAGTCGGCTATGTCTGCTAGGTTCCAGAAGTGGATAGCACCCCTGATGACACCAGCAGTGGATCAAGGCTACGGTAATACAAAGAGTGGTATGACTCCTTTCGGACCCATCTCATATACCAGTCTACCTATGGATGACGTACCAATAGATGATAGCTGGAAAGATAGCTCATACCTATTGCCAGAAGACGCTGATGCGTTGTCTGATGCTGTAATAGGAGGAGAGATAGTAGCTGGCTTCTTAAGTAAAACTAGTGACTTTGTAAACACTAAAGGCTATACCTATATGGACGTAGGTAAAGCGGGTTTAGCCAATGCTATGTCTACAGTTATAGACTTTGGTAGAGGTCTGTTTAACTCCTCAAAAGCAGACTCCTCTGAAGCATGGTCACGTCAACTACAGGAGAACGCAGAGCTTTACTCTGAGAGAGCAGCAGACATTGCCGCTATGGGTTGGAAGGAGTACATGCAACTCAATATAGGTGAGGAAGTTCCTGATGAAGTTGAGGCAGAGGTTAAGTCTGGTTTCTTTGACTGGTTTACAGGTCCAGAAAATCCTATTGGTTCTTTGATGGAAATGATTGGTGTAGGAACAGAGGCCGCAGATGGAGAGAAGAAAACTAACTCTGAAATAATTGCTGCCGCTAGGGGGATGTTATCAGACGAAGCTAATGCACGTATTGACGCTGGTACAAACATCATTGAGCAGAGTAGAGAAGAGTTTACCCCAGAGTTCCCTGGAGATGTACCCGATAACTTAGAGGAAGCCACAACAGAGTCCATATCAAAAGCATTAAGGTTCTTGACTGAGTTGCCTGATAGGATTCATCAGTCCCTGTTTGATACTCAAGATATGATAAATGCCTCTATAGCATCCCTCTTTGAGGAGACATTAGGGGAACGTATTATGAAGAGCAAAGGGCAAAAGAATAGGGTAGTAGCTTTACAAGCCCTTAAAGATAAGATCACTGAGATGCGTAAAGCAGCAGAGGCAGAGGATTCTGTAGACACTGAACCTTCTGCAGCGGAAGATGGGTTTGTTCCAAGGTTCCCTGGAGATACACGACAGCAACAGGCTATGGTGGCCCGAGACAACAAAGTTGAGCCTCTGGTAAGAAGGCCTAAGAAACCTAAAGAGATGACATCAAGCGATAAGGCACGTCTTAAAAGAGCACAGAAAGCTAACGAACTAAGTGGTGACTCAGGCTTGCTGAATATGCTAGTTGAAAAGTATGGCTCAGTTATAGTACAAAAAGAGATGGGTCTGTAAATGGATAGCTCTGCTCTGTTCAATAAGGCGTTAGCTAATAATGTAGAGGTTAAGCCTGAAGAGGAAGATGATGCTCAGAGTCTTTTTAATAAGGCTATGGCTGCTAATGTAAATGGTAGAGTAGACACTCAGACTGACGATATGTTAGAGCCGGGTGCTGACCCTGAAGGTGTGCGTGATCTGACTAGAGATGATGTGTACAGTAGGATTGCACCCTACATGAAAGACCACTTTGGCATGACTGAAGATAAGCATGGCAGAGATAAAGTAGTTGACTCTTACGTTAACCACATGCGTAAGTTTAGCTTTGGTCAGTCAGTAACTACCTTTGAGGAGCTTGCCTACCTGAATAAGATTAAAGGTACAGAAAATAAAGCTGAACGTACTAGACTTATGAATCAAGCAGCCTCAGCCTACGACACCTTTGACTCTATGAAGGGTGCTTTCTCTGAGGGTACTTCTTCTATGGAGAAGCTTGACGCTGTAGGTGACTACGCCCGTGCCTTAATCGTAGACCCTATGTGGTTGGTGGGGCTAGGTGTAGGTAAGCTTGCAGGTATGGGAGCCAGTAAAGCTGCAGGTCAAGTAGCTAAACAAGCAGCACGATCATATGCTTTAGACATAGTTAAAAAGAAAGGCGCTTCAGAGGGAGCAAGACAGGCTGTACAACAACAAGAACGTATAGCAGCAAACAAGCTGATGACTAGTGCATCCCTTAAGTCTGGAGCAAAAACAGCAGAGCAACAAACTTTTCTAGCGGCTACTAAACAGGCTGCACGTAGAGAAGCTATTGGCGTAGGTCTTACAGACACTGTAGCTGGCGTTGGTATGGACGCTATCTATCAAAACATTATGGATGACGTAGACCTACAAGATGGTTACAACATGATGCAAGGTGGCTTTGCTGCTGCTGGTGGTGCTATAGGTCTTGGCGTAGGCTACTCTTTCGCACGTGGATTTAACTTAGATGAAGCAGACCTATCTTCTCTGGGGGCCATGCGTTTCTATCAGGCACAAGAACACCTAGCTAATGCTCGTAAGATAGCAGGTGAGCCATCACAAACCCTAGACGATTTAGATATGGATGGCTTTGAGGCTAGTCTAACTGGTTTCCGTGATATGATGGAGACCCTAAAAGATAAAGCTGCACGAGGTGTACCACTACGGGAAGTAGAACAAGGCGACTATATCCCTGATGACTTAGTATGGCAAGACGCTTTCTTTAAGGGTATATCTACTAGCCTAGCTGACAACGGTATCAAGTACTGGACCAAGCGTGACCCTCAGGACGGATTCCTGAACTGGATGAGTGACCTTATGGTAGCCATGCCAAACAATGTAAAGGCTCAGTTATCAGACATCTTTGATGATACGCTTGGTGCAAACGTAGATCTTTACAAAGGCAAGAAGCTATTTGAACAAGCTACTATCAAAGACGCAGATGGCAATACCATAACAGGTACAGCCTTAGACTTGGTAGCTAGTGAGATCAGTGACGCCGCTAAGAAGATGGCTATTGTGCGTAATGCATCTAGCGTGTTCAACAAGATACGTGAGATCAAACCAGACGCAGAAGCAGGGGAATTGATAGAAGAACTTATCAAGGTTGAAACCCCCGGCGTTACAACTAAAGTACGTGAAGGTATACTAGGTACTGCTAACTACATGCAGCGTAACCTTATTCGTATGCTCGTTACACACCCTGGTACTACTGCACTTAACTTGGTTGGTTGGTCTACTGCTAGTTCTATGCAGAGCGCTACTGATATTGTGCGTGGTACTCTCTTTGGTGGGGCTGCTATTCTTAACGCTGCTATGTTTAATAGGGAAGGCGCTGCTAGCTACGCTAAGAAGGCAGGTCTTATGTTCTCCCTGCAGAAACAAAAAGCTCGTAACTTACTAGACCCTAACATGACTTACGAAGCCTTCCAAGACATACTGGCATTTAATCCTCAGGCTCAAAAAGATATGCTGCGCTACATGGCAGGTGGTGTTGATATAGAGGAGCTGTCCCGTAAGCTACAACTAGAAGAGTTCTCAGAGGTAGCGAGTGAGGCTCTGGGTGATGGCGCAGTAAATACCATTAGCCGTAATAAACTAGATAAGATTATGGATAAGATCCAGCTTGTCTATGGTGTTAAGCTACAGGACGTTGCTACTAAGTCTCAAGAGTTTATGTATGCCGTAGATAAACAGATGCGTATTAAATATAACATGTCATATAAGGAGTTCTTACAAGACCCTGACATGTGGAAGAAGATGATGGGGGATGACTACGCTGAAGTAATAAGTGCCGCATCTCAAGACGCACTGCGTAATGTATTCTCTAAGAGTTATGCTGACTCCAGTACAACTCTAGGTAAGATTGCTGGCATGGTTGAGGAGGTAAGCCGACTACCTCTCGTTGGAGCTATGATACCATTCGGGCAGTTCTTTAACAACACTATTGCACACATGATGGACCACTCTGGTATAAGCCTTACGCACAGGATCTTTATGGGTGGTACACGGGACGTAGGAGATCTAGCTAGCAAGACAGCTGTGGGTATTTCTTTTATAGGTGCAGCCTACAACTACGAAAAAGATTACCTAGAAGAGGGTCTTCAATGGTATCAATCTAGGTCTTCTGATGGGTCTATTCGTAACCGTCTGTATGACTTCCCATACATATTCTACAAGGCTATTGGGCGTATGGCTGCTCACATTGACAAAGACGGTACAGTACCTGAAGAAACCTTTAGAGAGATCGTGACTGTGCTAGGTCCAGGGAACATGACCCGTCAGCTTGATGATACGATCAAGGGTTCTTTCGACTTGCTAGTGGAAGCTATGACAACAGAAGATATTGAGGTCAAAGAAGCTTTGATTAAAGTTATCCAAGGCTCTACATCTATGTACGCCTCAGGCTATACTCGTTTCCTAGACCCTGTTAACTTGACTGCAGCTATGGTTAAGGGTGATGCATATGTAGCACCAGATCGTAAGCAAGGCTCTGAGTGGGTTAACAAGTCTGTTAGATACGCAGATGAGTTGCTGGAGTCTATGGAGCTATACACAAAGCCGGGTGAGAAGTACAACGCTATCACTACGGACAGAGCACAAGTACCAATAAGTAAGGTCTTTGGTATACGATTCAATAATGCGTTATCTAGTACAGAGAAAGCGTTTGGTGAGGCTGGTATACCCAACTGGAAGACTGACATAAGATCATCTATTCCTGAGGCTCGTAACGATGTACAGCGTATCATTGCCCCTGTACTTGAGTATGAGTTTGCGGCTCTTATAGAGTCTACTAAGTGGAAATCAGGTACACCAGCGCAGCGTAAGAGCTACATATACCAGCGCATAAGAGAGAGTAAAGCTCTAGTAAAAGATATCCTTTCTTCGTCCTTTGACCCCAAGGATACACGTACCCTGATGCTGTTTAAATTAGGGGCTGGGGAGTACGCCAATAAGGCTAGGCTGAAGCAGTACGCTAAGGAGTTTGGTATTGAAAAAGATCTAAATGAGCTAGAGGATCATCAGCTAAAACTCTTTGTTGGTTTCGTTGAGGTAAGGGAAGACCAACGATTAATAGACGAAAAGAAATAAAAAGAGGGGAGCGATTAAGCTCCCCTTTCTAGTTTTACTGTATGCCGTGCTTGTCCATACAATGCTTAGCCCATAGCACAGCTTCTTGTAGAGCCTTGATAGCGTGGTCTCGTTCATCAGAAGAGTATAAGTTATACACTATGTAGTCAGATGTAGTGGTGTACATCTTATCTATCTCAGTGATGAACTCTCTCTTCTTCAGTGCGATGAAACGCTTAGCTTCTTCTTCTATATTAAGTACCATAACACGCCCCAAACAATGTTAACTAGGGCAGTTTAACATATGCATGTGATACTGTCAAGGCTTAACTACAAGCCTTCCTTCATAAACACCTTGACCCACTCAGCGCAGATCCCACTACGTACAATGTCATCAATGCCAAACTCTACTACGGGAACATCTAGCATGTGCTTCTTAGCTAGGTGTATGATCTTAGCTAGACCAGACGTACCCTTCAAGTCAGACTGTTGTATGTCACCATTGAGGACGATAGTGCTACCCTCACCTACACGTGTCAACAACATCTTGATCTCTGGTATGTCTATGTTCTGTGCTTCGTCTACAATAATGAACGCATTGTCAAAGCTACGTCCACGCATCAACGCTAGTGTAGCTACTTCAATGTTACCGTTCTTTACACCTGTATCAACAGCGCCCCTACCTAAGTGTTTAATCAGTACGTCTAGCACAGGCAGCGCCCAAGGTTGTGCTTTCTCTTCTAGTGTACCGGGTAGGAACCCAATGTCTTTACCTACAGCTACGTGAGGACGTGTGATAACAATCTTGTCAATCTCTTTGCGTGTGTACAAGTCTGCTGCACATGTAGCTGTAACGTAAGTCTTACCTGTACCAGCAGGGCCAAGTATTAGCACCTGCTTGCTAGAGGCAATGGCGTTGATTAGCTTACATTGATTGTCAGTCTTAGGTACTATGCCAGAGGTAGGCTTGCTAGCTGCACCCTTGTAGGTTGTCTTACGGCGGGTACGTCTTGGTTTAACTAATTCTTCTTGCACGTAAATACTCCGCTTGTTTGATTAACTTATCAGGGTTGTCA